TGTGTGGGTTGATATTCGTCCCATTCACCATCAGAATTGTACCACGCCATCCATCGATACCAATTATACCAGCTTTGCATATTTAACCATAAATCTACAGATTTATTATCAGTTGGATTAGTAATGCGTCTGATCGGTGATGAAATTACAGTTGGATCCATCGATAACATAGGCCAAAAATCTACATTATTATGCCTGTTGTTTGCGTATGTGAAAGTGGTTTGTGGACTATATGTGGTTGATTTAGTCAACGCTAGTGTGGCTGGTCCGCCGCCAGATCTAAAAGTATTACCCGAATCTGTTGGATAATAACGATTGGGAGCATTAGTATATTGTCTCGCTTGATTCTTATCCATATCTTTACGAAGATGCATCATTGAACCAAAGATAGGAGCTAATGTAGCTTTGTCATGACCATCTGCTTCGATCCAAATACGAGTGTGATTTGGATTCGGACTTTCAATTACCATTGTGGTACCTTCGTTTTCAGTACCCCAACCTTTAGTTGTGCCTCTTACCTTAGCCATGTTTATTTCCTAATCGGTATTTTGAAACCAGTCGACTACTTCGTTAATATCAACCCAATCTGAACGACTGCCATCGCCATTAGTTTTCCATGGTTGATATCGAATTGAATCGAGAGTATCATCTTCGTTGATAATAAAAACTTCTGCTACACCATCATCAAGTGTAGCACGATGATTAACTGTTACAATTACAGTATTTCCATTTTCATCGAATTGAGTTGTTTCTTTTGTAAAATCTATCTGAGCCATATTTATTACCTAAATACAAACACAACATACAAGTTCTCACCTGCTGTAGTTGATCCAATCTGTGTGATATCTACTGTTACATAATCTCCAGCTACAAATGAATGAGATAAACTCGTCGTAGCACCAGCATTATTACCATCTGCTATAGAAAAATTCTGTAAAGAGACACCGTTTTTTCTTGCAGTTAAATTTATATCAGCTCCAACTGGAGCAGTATCTACATAAGCATAGATATTCGATAAAGTATAACTGTCGTGTAAATAAAATCTCTTCGTACCAGTATTTATAGTCAGAGCACCTTGATACCGATACGCTCTAATATAATCATCTACATCAGTGGGTGTATTAGTCAACTGTGCATAATCAATTGTTAAATTAGCTTCATACTGAATTACGTCATTTGCTGTCACGACATAATTAGTAATATATCCCGAGTCATTCACAAATTCGCTAACATTTGTCGGTGTATTTGCTACTTCACTATAATTTACTGATGTGAGGAAAGATGTGAGATCTGGTGGTGTGTAAGTAAAAACACCATTTACAGCATCATACGAAAGTGTACCAGTATTTGATGCGGGATTTTGTGTGACACTTAAATCAGATAAACTAAGAGTATTTGCACTGCTACTTCCACCACCGGGAGTTACTTTTACCCATTGCGATGAACTACCATCATTGTATAGAACGTATAATATTAAATCAGTAGGATCAAACCATAAGTCACCAGCATCTGCTGTTGTAGGTGGATTTACACCTGATGATAATGATGTGCCTGAAGGTACGACTTGAACCCATTGATTCGAAGACCCATCGGCATAATACATGTACAACAATAAATCTTCTGAATCAAACCATAAATCTCCATTGCTAGGAGAAGTAGGAGCTGTAGTACCAACAGTTACAGAGGCGCCTCCGCCCCCGCCCCCGGAGCTAATATTGACAGTTCGATTCCAACGGCTTTTAGTACTATCATACGTATAGACAACACCGTTAACTGTAACGGTTTGACCATTGATAGGACTATTTGGAAAATCTATTTGTGCCATTTATTTTACCAGTAATGATCGAACTCTTTAAAAACTGATTTACTATCTGTATAAAAATCACAGTTTAAACATATTCTAGTTTCGTCGCCAGTATGCGGTAACGGTGTATGCATTAACCATGGTGGAAAAATGTATAAGTAATTTTCTCTTATCTGTATTATATATTCTTCATCATCATACTTAAAACAGAATTGTCCGCCCGATTTGGGCACATTAAAATATGTAACCGTACATAAATTTGGTTTTATATCTCCATGATTATGATGATGAAATTTCCAAGTAAATTGTTTTTCAGGTGTTTGAACATATGTCCACGATTTCATCTTATATGATTTATCTTCACCAGCTAAATAAAATATATTTCCTATTGCAGCCTCGTATTTAGGTATTAATTCAAGATGTGCATCATCATAACCAACACTATAAACAGGGTTTTTTAAATTTGAGTACTCGTCTATCTTATTACCAAAACCTTCGATAATATTATTTTGGTGTTTTTTAAATATATCTTGTACATCAATTTTTGTCTCAATAAAAAACGGGTTTTTGTTTACATCTAAAAGATAATTTATCATAATCTAATACCATATTTGTTTTTCGACGGTACCGGTACCGCCACCTCCGCCGCTACCTCCTCCGCTTTGTAGAGTTGGTTGAATTTTATTAGCTGCAGTAATTCGGATTGTTTTATCAAATGAAAATTCTGGTTCTGGTACAGTACTTATTATACTAGTAGTTGACGGTTTTAGTACATTTAATATATTGTTGTGTGTAAATTGAGTAAATGTATTTGAACTATATTCTATCAAACTTTGATCTGCTGCTAAAGGAGAAGAAAAGTGTGTAACTGCAGTATTTCCTGAAACTGATCCGGATAAAAATGCCTCGAGAGTTGCAACATCTGTTGTCGATAGTGCCTCGCCCAATACACCGATTTCTCTAAAATATCCGGGATTTTGACCTGACCAACCAAAAATATCAATTGTTGTACCGCTACCGACTCGATCTGTAGTGCCAACATTTGTGCCATTTACATAAAATGTTTGAGTACCACTATATGACGTAGCGCTAGATCCATTGCCAACTACAATTAAAGATTGCCATTGAATAGAGATGTTATAACCTGTGTCTCTAAATGCTCCATTACGATTAGAATACATACCCAAATCTGTAGCATTATTATTTACGATGACCTTATGGTCATTATTACCACGCCACAATGTTCTCCAACCGCTATTCGAAACACGTGGATACCATACACAAAACAGTGTATAATTTTGAGGTAAAGTAGTAGTTGTTGAATTAGAAATACTAGCGGTTGCAGATAGATCGATACAACTTAAACCATCAATAGTATTTCTATTGACGGCAGTCCAATTAGTATTAATATAAAAATCATTGATCGTGCCGCCTGAAGTGTGATTGGAAATATCAAGATGACTCATAGCACTATGAGCATTGACAAATCCTTGCAGAGTTCTATTTCCTTCAGTATCTAATCGATAACCACCCATTTGAGCGGTGACAGTGGGCTCGTCGTCTCCAATATATAGTTTAAATTGCTGCGTGCCTTGTGATTGAAGATCTAAGCCAGTTCTCGTAGATCTAATTGATGTACCTTTGTACGGTACGCCTAAAGTATTATCGTCACGATAATCGTTTGATAAAAATGAATAGGCAGTAGTTGTAGATGCAGCCATATTTACACATCAATGTTTGCTAGGATATCAGAAAGTCCAGCTCCAGTAACTACGATATCAACATTGGTATCAGCGCTCGATGATGTAGTGATAGATGTAGTAGTAGCTCCTCCACTAAATGTAAGAGTAGAACCATTAATCGATAGATTTACTGTTGTAGCGATTCTATTACCATCTATACCAAATGCACTAACTGCAATAGTTGAATTAATATTTGATCCGGTATAATTATAAGAAGCTTGTGCAGGTGTAATTGTCACATTAATCGGAACAGTCGGAGTTATTTGGTGAATTGTTCCGTATGAATCTCCTTCATTAACAAAAGCAAAAATTCTATCTGTAGAATCTCTGCCTACACTACCTAGCCCATATGGTATGCGGCCGGATTCTGTCCAACCATTTACAGCATCAAAATTGTAGATAGCAAAATTAGAATAGTGGAAAACACCCAAAAGAGTTCGCGAATCGTTTAACCATATAATATTTCTAATTGTATGTGTTGCAATTTCATGGCTATGATGTGTTAATGCTTTTGGATTAGCCGCATCAATCGAGTATGTTACAAATGTGCGGCCTCCGGGTACAGAGTCATGAGCTGCATATGATCCTTCGAGAGGGAATAGGGTAATATATTTGTTTCCACCATATGAATGAACTTCATTATACAGCATAGAATTAAAACAGCCGTCACCGCCTTGAATACCTAAACCGTCGTTGAGATATGTAGAACTTAAATCTCCGCTAACTGTTACATCTTCATTCCTTACAAATGTATCTGTAGATTTTTCCCATTGGAAATAGAATGGAAAATAATTATTGCTTGTATCAAAATACGGTGTATACCAAGCTTTATTACCTGCACTTAAAACATCATCGAATACCTTTGATGACGCTTTATGTTGCTGATCTAAGCCAGTCGACATAGATCGTTCACCGCCATAATTATTACCAGAAGCAGAAGGTATAGTATTAAAAGTATGTAATACTGTTTCTGTATTAAGATCTACATTATGTCTTAATATATAATGCAGACGGTCATAGCGATAATCAGTGAGTAACCAAATTGGTCTATCATCTATATCAGATGGTCCAATAAACTGAAAGAAGTTATAATCTCGGCGAGAACCAATATCAGTTGATGTCCATTGTGGAAATGGACCTGCTCTCATTAAACCAACCCGATGGAAATTTCCTCTCACATTACCTCTTTGTGCACCTCCATCTCTATGATAAACTCCTGAATAATAATTGGTTCCAGGCATTTTATATAAAACTTCACCTGGATGATTTATTTCAGTATATCCTCCGGGCCCGTTGCTATAGGAAAATCCGCCAGTGATAGAAACTTCGCTGATTTCTGCATCAACACTAATATTAGACCAATATTTGTGTTCACGTGAATATGAAGCACCACTCGTAGAACTCAGTATTAAGCTAGTAATACCATTTTCAGTTGTCCACATCGCAGGTCTGTATGGTCGATCCGGATCCATTGACATAATTGGTCCAGGCATAATATTACATTGAACACTATTACCAGTAGTGGTAGTGCCATTCATTGTTACACATTCTTTTGATGTTGCAAGTACACCGCCATGCATACCGCCAGCATTAATTCCTCCCCACGTAGAATAACCATGCCTTGTTATTGGCTGAAAACCTGTACCAAATTTTGCGTGCTTATTAAAAATAGGAGATAGAGTTGTTTTATCATGAGCATCTCCATAAAAATATATTTGATTTCTGCCAGGTCGTGGATCTTCTAGGACAGCAATTATATTGCGATGTGGATCTTTAATCTTAGGCATTTTGCTCTCCGGTAGTGATCTCTTGATACCAATTGACCACTTGATTTAAATCATCCCATGGCACTCGAGTTCCATTTGTCGCTGGATACCATGGTTGTACCATTAAAAGTGTATGAGAAGAATCTTCAAGACTAATACGATATATTTTGGCTTCGCCATCTTCGAGCGTAGCAAAGTATTTTTCTTGTTCAGATGGATTATCTAAATTTTCTTCGATAATAAACTCCATCATGTTCTCCTATATTTTATTTGTATATACAAATCTTCGCCTTTATTTGTTGTACCAACTGCTGTCACATCAATAGTTAAATACCCACCATTTAATACTGATAAGCTGAGGCCAGTTAAAGACGTAGATTGTTGTCCTGCGGTTATATTTATAGTTTGTAGAGTTGAACCTCCTGAATTAATTACTGCGGTTACTATATCATCTGCCGCTACACCCAAATTTGCAGTAATTTCTGTAATAGTAATATTGTAAGGTGCGTACCATCTCTTCGTACCAGTCAGGATATCGAGAATGCCTGTTGTGTGAGAGTTAATTACATACTCGATTTCGTCTCTGATTTGTGTACTCACCTGATTAGCAGTCACATTATTCACTGTCTGCGTTGTTACGATATCTTCAATTTTAGACTGAAACTGAACAGTATCGTCTACGTATTCGCCCATATCCTTTACTTTAAATTTAGAGTGAGCACCGTCATATATCAAACAAACATTATCGATGTCATTAATCGTTGGTTTTGGTTTAATTTCTACAGGTGTAGAATGTCCTTCTTGATCGTGTTGGAAATATAGTTTATAATTGCCATTAGGCCACGTTTCAACTTCGAGATCTCTGACTTCAATTTCTCCTCTCATACTCGAGTGTACACCACACTGATAGAATATAGTATTAGGTGCGTCATTAGCTACGTTTAGAACGAGTGTACCAGTTTGATTTCGAGAGCCAGTGACTCCATCAGTATATTCACCGTAATAGGTACCTGAAGAAAAGTTATTGCCGTTATCAGTTGTCAGATAGAATGGGTGACCGCTGACGTCGAGATTGAATGTATATGTACCGCCTCGATACACAGGACCGAGTGTAGGATTATCACCCATCGCCGTGTTTGAAAAAGTAAAGGCTCCGATATTTAAAACTGATACATCGTATTCTACATTGGGAGCTACGAGAGTGGGAGGAGTTATTACATCAGGAATATCGATGAATAGTCTTTGTACTTCTGTTGCTGCTCCGCCTCTGATTTGAGGATGAGATATACCAGTCACATTGAGTGTCGAGGTCGACCAAGTTGGTACGTTATCTAAACCAGCACCTTCAATCCACTTTAAATATATTTTATGAGTCTGTGTCATATTGCCAGTCATTTCATGCGCAGCAAAATTGAACACAGTATATTCCCCAGTGGCATAGAGAGGAACACTCGCTTGATCAATACCTCTTATCGCCAATCGTGTGTATGCAACTCGACCTGCATCCCACGTCCATTTCCAATTATTTGGAGAATAACCATGACCAGCTAGCGGGAAATCTACGTTGATTCTAAAAACTTCTGGATCGATAGCTAAATCGAAGTCGAGTATTTTATCTGTTGAAAAAGTTGTATCGCCAAGATAAATTGTATTACCCGACAAATACAAATCTCTAAATCTATTATTAGCAGAACCTAAATCATATGTCACATCTGTATCTGGTATGAGATGCTCTGATATCACACCATCGTATATCAGATTCGCATCGCTGATAGAGCCTGTTGTACTGACAACGGTCGATCCACCTATCTCAACCCACTGTGTTGATGAACTATCATCATAGTATATGTAGGTTTTTAGATTGCTTGGATCAAACCACAAATCGCCCACACTGGCGCCCGCGGGAGACGTTTCTGATATAACAATTTCAGCGAGGGTATTTGATGTACTAAACTCAACGCTTTTTGCTGATGCGTTGGTAGTAATAATAATATTTTCGCCAGCAACGAGTTCAACAGTGTCAAGGCCTTCGGCAATAACAGTGTTTTGGCCCGCGACTGACCAATATTTAAAGGTAGAGTTTAGACTAACTTTGACTTGACCTGAACCCAGATCTTCGACTGTAAAGCCGCCATCTGTGCCAAATCTGAGAGAACTAACAGACGAAACTACATTTGATGAAACATTTGATGAGTCTATTAGACCGACATCAAGAAAATCACCGGTGAGGCGATTATCCCCACCGGATGTATTTACTGCATAAAGATCATCATTTTTAAAATAAAGCCTCAGAAAACCATCATCTGAGGCTCGAGCTTGACTATTAGCTAAATGCGGTAGCTGTAACCCAGTAAATAATTTGTCTGACATAATAAATCCAAATTATGAGTTATTATGCACCGACGATAAAGACTTTTACTCCCGCCAACTGGACAAGTGAGGTTAGTGTAATGGTGTTCGAAGTAACTGCATCGACATCCACACTAATAGACGATCCATTTGTATCTGCAACTCTAATCGTAAAGAAGTTAGGATCAGAGAGATCGAGGTTGTGAGTAATTGTCGTCGCCGAACCCTGACTAATCGAAACGTTAGCGTTGCTATACACTTTTACCGCTGAACTAGAAAGCGATGATACTTGTGATTGCAATGTTGCAATGTCAGAAGCATTATTAGCTGCGTAAGTTTGTACTGCAGTCATCTGCGTCTGTAATGTAGCGATGTCGCCAGCATTATTAGCAGCATATGTCTGTAGGTTAGTTACGCTAGTTTGTAGTGTAGCAATATCACTGGCATTATTAGCAGCATAAGTTTGTATTGCAGTCATCTGCGTTTGCAGAGTTGCAATATCACCAGCATTATTGGCAGCGTAGGTTTGTAGATTAGTTACATCTGTCTGAAGAGTCGCAATATCACCGGCGTTATTAGCAGCATACGTCTGCAGATTTGTGACATCTGTTTGCAGTGTAGAGATGTTAGACTGATTAGTGCTAACGTTACTAGCTAGAGTAGAACCAGCCAATGTAGCAGGAGTAATTGCTCTAGTAGTATCTGTACCAGTATTAACTTCGCTTTGCGTAGCTAGCTCAATAATACCAGCGACTGCATCTGTTGCGCCTTCAACATTTCGTTGAATTACAGATGCGTCAGTAGCAGAAGTAAAGAGTACAATATCTCCAACTTCAACAACGCCTGATGGTGAGAATGTGACACCACCTGCTGTCAAAGTACCGGCTGTATCAACTACATATTGAAAACCAGCTTCTTTGTTAACTGTACCAGCATTTGATGGGTTAATAACGCCTTTGTATACAACGTCACCAGAAACAGTAAGCGCATCTCTTACCCACGCGCTACCATCCCAAATAAATGGCGCTGCAACAGTAGTATCAAATACTTGTAAACCTACGTTGCCGCTACCAAGACCTCCACCTAAAGTAGTTCTTTCTGTGGTGGTGACATTTTGGATACGGGCATTGACTAGTTGACCTACTTTTACTAGATCAATATCATGATAGTATTCTTTTGATGCCATCTTCTATTTCCTTTAGTAGTGAATTATAGTTAGTGTTGTTCCTGTTAGATCTAGGTTTGATTCTATATTTATCTCAGTTATCGTTCTATCAATTACTGGATATACTCTAACATTGTCACTATCTCTTACAATAAAATATTCTACAATATTTATAAGATTTTCGACTTCTAGATCTACTGTAAAACTTGTTCCAGATAAAGCGCGTGTAAATGTTTGAAAATCATCGAGTGTAGTTACTTGTAAATTTACACCAGATGCAGATGCAACACCTACAAACGTATCAAATACAAATTTTTTCTGTACCGCATCATATGTAAGTAGAGTGCCGTCTAACGGTGGATTGAGCGTATCGAATTCGACATCGTCCAATCTTCTTAGTTTTACTTCACCACTACCTGTCGCGCCAACCAGTCCAAATCTATTAAACATCTCACTGGCTTTTTTATCAAAGCCTTTTTGAACTGTCTGAATTTTCTTATTGAATTCGTCTAATGCGTCTTCAATTTGAATTTTATAATCAGGTGCATCTTTACCCGCTGGACCCTGAGGACCTGTATCACCTTTTGGGCCTTTGGCGCCCTTAGCACCTTTTGGTCCTTTTGGACCTATTTTACCTGTTAAACCTTGAGGACCAATATCACCTTTTGGTCCTTGTAATCCTTGAGGTCCTGTTTCTCCTCTTGGTCCAATTTTTCCTTCTGGACCAATTGGTCCTGGTATACCTTGTGGACCTTCTAAACCTCTAAGACCGCGTAAACCTTTTGGACCTTTATTTCCTTTTAGACCAGTTGGTCCTCTATCACCTTTTAATCCTGGTGGTCCCGGTACACCTTGCGGACCTCTTGGTCCAATATCTCCTTGAAGGCCTTGTGGACCGACTGGTCCGCCCGGATCTCCTTTTTCTCCTTGCGGTCCTTGAGGACCTGCCGGTCCTTCTGGACCCTGAGGACCTGTATCACCCTTGAAACCTCTTGGACCTTCTTCACCTATAATCCCCGGTGGGCCTTCTGGACCCTGTGGACCTGCTGGACCTGCTGGTCCGATCGGGCCAGTAAAACTTTTGAGTGTCTTGATATTTTCTTTTAGACTATCAAGTTTCTCATCAGTCCTTTTGTCTAATTTTTTATATAAACTTACCGAAAAGGCTTTGTTTATAATGTCATTGAATTCGTCCATTTCTATACCGCTTCATCGATAAATCTCGTCATACTTTCAATTAATTCCATTTGTGATATTCTTATAGCTTCATCATAATCATTTTGTTCTTTCTTCGAGTCATCCGGTATTAACTTATACGATTGCTGAGGTACAGGAGATTCTTCTGATGGACCTCTCATATTATCTTCTTCAGCTGCAGCTTCTTCTTCGTCAGCATATCGTGGATCAGTCATTTCAGTCTTGATTTGCTTATCAATTTCAGCAATTTCTTCTTCAGATTGCTGTAATACATATCGTCGTACGTATTCATGTGAATAATATTTACCAACCCACTCTTCCATTTCTCTTAATAAACCTGCACGATCACGGTTCATTTCCATTGATTTTAGTTCTTCGAAATAATTATCGACAGCAAAATCAAACTGAATTTGATCTTTCCACTCTTTCCAATCTTCGACGGTACAAATCTGCTTTAAAATCAATTGTCTTTCGAGAAGCTTTAAGAATAATTCAGAAAACTTATTCCTTAATCGAAGAATAAACTTACTGAATTTTACTTCGTCTCGAGATATTTCAGTAGCGCGACCAAGAGTGTATGTAGTTTCGGGTTGTAAACGGGTGATAGGAACGTTAAGAGAGCGATATAGATTATTTTGGAAATAAACAACATCTTCAATTTCTCCTAAGTTTTGACCTCCAGGCAATGTAGTAATTTCTGTTCCCTTACCACCTTCTCGCCGTGGTAACCAGAAATCTTCTAACATAGTCATGAATTTACGGTCGTCTCTGATTTCACCAGTTGATGAATCATAAACGACTTTATTCTTAAATTTGGTCATGATATCGGCTAGGTATTGCTCAGCTTTCGCTTTTGGCAAACCGCCAACATCTACATAAAAGATTCTGCGCTCGGGCGCGCGGGAGATGCGATAGATAACCAGCGAATCTTCCATTGAACGCAATTGATTCAATGGCCGAATAGCTTTATGTAACCATGATAAGATAAGTTTGTTATCGAGGCTTTGGTTACCAGACGTACAATATACAATAGCGTCTCTCGCTATCTTAACGCCTTCTGCAGATGCGGAACCTGATGTTCCATAGGTATTCATAGTCGAACCAGTTACTGACCCTGTACGTTTCAGGAAACCAGAGGGACTGTACATGTAATATTCGTTGATGAGTTTTTCTATTGTAACACCAGTTTTTGGATCTTTTTCTTTCTTAATTTCTCGTACTTTTTTGATATTACGAGGATCTACATATCTTACTTCAAGAATACCTTTTGCTGGTTTTTTCTCATCAACTAGAACATGATAATAGAGACGGCCGTCGACATACCATCGCCTGAAAAGTTCGTAACTTAATTTATTAAATTCCAAGAGTCCTAATATATTATCGAACTCTTCCATGATAGTTTTTTTGATTGATTCAGGTTGTTTGATATCGTCAAGAACAATAGAGATAGTGTCTTCGTCACTATCTTCTACAATAGCTTCGTTACAAATTTCTTGAATAGCCATATCGATGGTGGGATCGAATGATATAGCTCTATACTTATTGACTAATTCTGCTTCTGTTCTGACTGAACCGTCAAGATCTACGTAAGTGCCGTAGACACCACCTGCTGCAACGGTTAACGCGCCGTCTTCATTGGTGGGAGGGACAAAAGAGACGAGCTTTTCTTGCTCTTTCTGCTCTTTCTTCCTATTGATTTCAAATCCAAAGAGGTCCATTCATTATCTCCGATGAAATAAAGGGGATTATAGTTATTTATAATCCCCTCTATTGTTATTCAAATTGGACTTTAAGATCCAGGATTGAAGTAATCAAATGACCACGTTACTGTATAAGTACCGATAGTATCGTTTGTATTCCAATCTAGTTCGATAGTACCAACATCTGAGGGCCAGCATCCAACGAGTGTGTATTCACGAAGCTTTGATCCAGTTTTTCCGTAAAGCTTGATCGTAGCATCTTCTTTGTAATCCTCAGGCGAACCATAAGAACGGATGTTGGATGGACCGTCATTTACCTTACGGGCCCACTCTTCGAGTACCGCGCGTTGACTGAAGTCTTCTTCGATCATTACAGTAGTTGTCCACTCGGCAAATGTTCTATCACCAGCAACTTTTACTTTTCGACCGAAATAAGGTACTTCAATAATGCCAGTCGTAAATGTAGGTACTTGCGAAGACATACAGAGTAGATTAAACTCTTCACCCAAAGTCGTAACCTGCACTTCAAACAAGGAGGGACGATACCCTCCTTGACTGAGAGCCGCTGACTTAAAGTTCTGTACGCTAAATGGCATTTTATTCTCCTATTTTATTTTTATTTATACTATTTATTAGAAATTCCCAACAACTTCGGAGAATTCTACGCCAGATCGTACAGCGACAAAATTCAACTGAATGAAATTGATGCTTCGAGCGGGTTTGATGTAGATATCTCCAACAAACTCGTTACGATCAATAACTTCACCAGTATTATTCGTCTCATCAGCCACTACTAAGAAATCAGTAATACCGCGACGACCTTGTACATCTCGTAGGTAAGGTGTTACGAGATTTACAAAGCTAGCTCGAGTAAACTCATCATTGAATTCGAAGAGAGTAAACTTCGATGCGGTAGCAATTGCTTTCTCAAGTACAATAAACAATCTTCGTACATTGATTCTATCAAATGCAGATGGCTTCGCAAGCAATGTCTTATCACCGAACATTACAATACCTTGTCCAGGGAAGTTGACAATCGGATTTACACCGTTGCTATACAACAAGTCACGTTCTGCTTTCTTAGGATTCCAAGCGAGTTTGACGATGTTCTTAATATTACCTCTATTAAATCCTGCAGGTGAATACCAAGGATCACGCGTGTCATCTGTGCGCGCACAAAGACCAGCAATGTCACCGTTCATTGGAATCCATCGATATACATCATTATACTTATCATATTGATATTTGTAACCGCTATCCATCACAGCGTATGAAGTAGATCGAAGGGCAGATCTAAAATCATTTACGTCTTCAGTAATATCAGTTACATTTCCAACTACATCCTCTTTCTCCGGAGATACAAATACTACACAATCTTTTCTTGACTCTGCAATATTATCGATCAGATAGTTAGCCAGTTGGAAACCTTCAACGATTCGGCCACCATTAGTAGTAGCACCGCCGCGAGATTTGCCTGTCAAGATTAATGAAACATCAATATCTTCGCCTGACTTAAACTTATCATATGCTCGAAGAATATCTCCAAGATTATTTGTAGTTGACTCAGAACCAATATCGCGCCCCATAGTCATTGACATTGATAGTGGAGCGGTTGCTGTTGATGATGCAAGCAATAAAGCTGTTGCTGAAGGAGCGGCTGTAGAATCGTTTGCCCACCAAATCCACTTAGAAGATTGGTTGATGACATCCTTATAATACAGATTAGCGCCGTCTTTGCTCTTCGCATCAGTAGCTCGAGAAAGACCAGACCAAACTTCAAGAATAGTGTTTGGTGTACCGGTGATTTCTCCATCTTCGTCAACGACTACAACATGCAACTCATCATTTGCGGCAGTATTACCTTGAGCAGCCATAAATGCTGACTGACCAGGTGCACCGCTTACAACACCCCAAAAACCCCAAAATCTTTCGAAGGAGCTATTTGTAACTGAGATGTTTTCTGATGTGACAAGATTTTCACCAAAATGAACCGTAGTGCTAGTTGCAGTTCCTACAGGATCGATTGCTGTAACTTCAAGATACTGCATACCAATCTCTGAATTACCAACTTTAATCAAATCACCCACATTGAGTTCATCAGTAACATCACTTACAGCTGTATTAGTAGAAGCGCTAACCGTACCGGTATTTGAACCGATGTTGATTGCCATTGTAGTACCAGCTGCTACAGTTACTGTACTATTAAATGCTGCTGCGCTATCACATACTGAAACTTTCAATGAATTACCCAATGTTCCGGGGTATTTGGCGATGTACATAACTGCATCGTCAAAATTTCCATCGATTCCTGAATCATAATGATCTTCATTTTTTACAATATGATTAGATATCAACGCAGTTGTTGAAAGTGCTGAAGTATTAGCAATTGCGTTAAATGACCATTTGGGATCATGAAATTCAAAATCGAAGGTGCCGGTCGCACCAGTGTAAGTAGATCCAAGAAGAGTAATACGAGTTTGGCCGCGCCGAGTTAATGTCATATCACCATCGCCTTCTTGACCGGCGACGAAATTAATTGGTGAACCACCTCGACTAGCGCTCAACTTAAAGCTAAGATTATCTGATGCTACATCAACAAGGAAATAAGGTGTTACATTGTCGACCGCGGTAGGCAAATTATTTGAACTAGACAAAAACACTTGTTCGCCTTCGAGAAGAGTCAAAGGTGTATTCAATACAATAGCATCTGAGGTAGCATTAATGGTAGTTGTAGAATCTCCAGAATTAAAATCAATCTCTGAAGAATCAACTATTACTTGTGTATCTAATGTAGTTCCAGCCACCATTTGACTAATGATATCATTATCTTGAACACTTACTGAAGCAGCATCTACAATAAGATTAGTGCTATTGTTTACAGCATATGCGTTAATGCGATTGATATTACCAGTCGAGTGATGAGCTCGAGATACATGCAAACGATTAGCATATGACAAAAAGTTAGCTGCTGTAAACCAGGTTTCTGCATTATCAGAATCTGGCTTACCATAAACTGAAGCTAACTCGCTTTCAGATACAACGAGTGAAGGCTTATCTACCGGTCCCCACTTAAAAACGCCTGCAATTGCGGCATCGGTCGTGGCTACGGCAGGGATTACAGTGGTCAGATCGATCTCTGTAACATTAACGCCTGGGCTTAATTGAAAAGGCATAAATTTATCTCCCTTATATTTTTTTAATTATGTAAGCGTACATTTATTTATAACAAACAGCATTTCTATATTACATCAGCCACGAGTAATCATTTCCTCTGGTCGTGATCGGTTGAGGATCTTCGAATTCTTTCTGACCGTCATCAATGAATCCAAATGGTACCAACTCACTAAATACTTTTTCTTCATTCATTTCTTTTAGGTTTATAACCGTATTTATATCAGTCAATTCTTTGAAAAATCTTTGATTAGATAGCCAACCAAATAACACTAAACACATGACTAAATCATCGTGATTTCCAGGTTCCGCTTCGTAAGAAGTTCCTTTTTGACTGAATGTAGAGAATTCTCTAATAGTTTCGAAATCATTAATTATAATTTGATTTTGTTCTACGAGTAATTTAATCATAGAACAACCTATTGATTTGACTGATTTAGTAGTACGAATACCTTTATCTGCTCTACCATTAAAACCTGCTACACCTGATAAAAGACGTTTGCCTTCTCGACCATTATTTTCGGTGAGTAGCATGTTTTCATATTCATATTCTTCGAATACAATACCGGCCACTTGTTCCCCGATATCGTTTACTTCGACTAGTATATTAGCATTATTATAATATTTTGCTGCGGCGTGTACAGCAGATGCGTAATCTACAGGTGTAATCATATTATTACGGTATGCACCTACCTGTACATATGGCATCTGTGAGATATCGATGACTTGGAAAGCTGAGTAATCAAGGCCCTTGCCTCTACTTACATCTACAACTATGACATAATTACCATTTTCTTTTGGTTCTTCATATACTATTATACCGCCTACTTCTTTTATCGGTTCTTTATATACGAGTTGTTTGAGTTTCCAGCCTGATATTAATGTGCCAGATGATCCGAGGAATTCACACTCCATTTCCTGAGCGAATTTCTCTGTGTCAAAATCCATTGCTGCGAGTGTTTCTTCTCGCCATTTATCATCTCGTCCGGGTACATCAGTCCATTGAACCTCTACGAACTGATACCCGTTCTTCCCCGCTTTCGCTCCTTCGCACGTCTTGTAAAAGTGATTCAGACCGTGTGGTGTCGACGTCAAAAGAATTTTGGTTGACGTACCAGAAGAAATTGTAGGAAAGACCGAAGCGAAGAATTCGTCCCAGTTCTCTACGAATGCTGTTTCGTCTATATACAGAAAAGATACAGATTTACCTCTGATAGCCGATGATGATGTAGCTGCCGCCAAAATCTTTGAACCATTTTCAAATTCTACTGATCCTTTGTTCCATTCGATGACACCTTGTTGCAACCATTTAGGAAGAGCCTCATAAGCTGTCTTGATACGATCCAATATTTCTCTTGCAGCGTCTCCTTTATTTGCGAGAAGAGCGACAAGCTTATGATCGTTAAAAAGAATATAGTGAAGTATAAGACAGACAGCAGTCGTTGTTTTACCCGCTTGGCGGCTAGTAACCACGCATGTTCTTCTGTGGTCTGTAGTTTTTTGAATGATGTCTTTTTGATATTCATAAAGCTTAATCGGTATAAGTCCATGGTCGACGTGAACAATCTGAATATACCGCTCAGCAAAATATATCGGGTCTTTGGCGCATTTAATAAATTCTTGGACCATCTCTTCGGTCCATTCAATAGTAACGCCTTTTCTTTTGAGGTTTACATTACCAAGATATGAACGATAATCCTCAATATCTTGAATATCAATTGTCATCTTTATTCATCAACTTTAATAGGTCACTAGTAGAGCCTACAAAAAGATTGTTGTTGACTGTTTCCTTTTTATCTTCTGGTTTTTCTCCAGTCAGTTTTTGTTTCTTTTCGTGCATACCCAACAGATCATTATTCATATCACCCATTGTTTTAATCATTGTAGCGAGTACTTCATATGCTCGAGGATGTTGTGATTGATCTGCTACGGCGAGTAATTCGTCAATGGCGCTGTGACCCTTCTCAATCAAATCATAGAAATTTTGACGTACATATTTGGTGTCATTCTCAACTTCTTTATCAGTTTCATGTAGAGACGGACGATATGTAGTGGGCAATGGCTTATCATCATCTATTTCTATAATCGTAGTAGATTTGACATCAAGAATATCATCTAATTGATTTTTATTTTCTTTCATTTTTACTCCACATCCGGGTACGGATCTCCAATATCGACTACAACACCATAATTAGAATCAGCAGATATTTCAGCTGACGGTATAGAACTAAGATCAGGACTACTAATAGTTACTGTTGGTGTACTCGTATATCCTGAGCCTCCATTATTTACTATGATCTCATAAACAGAATCTACATCAGTGTCTATTGTAACTGTTGCTGTTGCAGAATATCCTCCACCACCATATATTGTAGCAGTTGCCGTAGAATAACCTTTACCTGGATTTACTAATGTGATAGACGATACGCTACCATTTGTAATAGTAGCTATTGCTGTAGCTTGTTGTGTATTAATACTTGAATAAACAGTAGGCTGATTATTAGCTAAAAGACCAGGTGCATTTAATATTCTAGCGGCTTCTTCTAATCCAGCATCTGGCGCGGTAGTAATATCATCTATAAATGTAGTATCATATATTTCTGTATTAGCTAAACGAATAACAGTTTGTTGATAGTCAGCTCCAAAGAAAAATCCTTTCATAGTAAAATCTAGACTCCAGATCAAGGCGCGCCTCTCTTCAAATCCGCCTTCATATACATCGTCTTGTGAAGTACTTTGTAATACTAATGGTATATCGAGAGTTATATCAGGATCATCAGTCAATTGTACAGTTGTTGTCCATTCAGGTGTAAAGTATGGTAAAATTTGCTCGATAATTCGAGTGCCGTCTGTAGAATTTTTAACAAAGATAGAAAGGGTGAAATTAATATCGTAAGGAACTGGAGTATATCTAAACTTTTTTCTTTTGCCATGTGTATCGTTATGCGGTGTTTCTGCGAATTTATTAATAGTAGGTAATTTACGTTCACCAGCATATGAAAAACTTGTTATCTCAAATCCCATTCGAGGTAATACAATTGAGAATGGTTGTTCTTGTGGATCTCTACCACCATCGATTCCTTCAATTCTGGCTAAAAACTTTTCACGAGGTCCATATGACAGTGGTACTTTAACAACTTGTTTGACATTGCCAGTTGTATCTTGCCTATTAATTTGTATATCATTAAATAACGTGCCAAACAAAATGACATATTTTCTCAGAGTATCGTAATAGAAAGTGCGGCCGAACATTAGTATCTACCGCCTTCGCTAAATGGATCTTCTTCAGAAAAATCAATAAAATCAAGTGCTTGAGATTCAAATTCTGTTGTGTCGTCGAACACATCATCAGGATCAAATGATGATGCTCCCGTGGGCCTGCCGGTGTTCGCGTCAATTATTATGTTATTGTTTGCATCGAAAGAAAGACCATCAGTTGTTGTAGCTGCTAAACTGTATTGAGTTTCAAATTGATCAATAGCCGCAATACCGGTATTTAATTTCTCATTACTATATTCAAACTGTTCACAAATCAAATCATAGCATTGCAATGCGCCCATTTGATAAAACACAGGAGCTTCGTGTTCGGCAAACTTAATTACATATACTTTTTCTGTCAATGGAAAATAAATGATGTCGCCTTCTTTTGGTCTCGGAGAATTTTCATAGTCCCCGATAGTTTCATTATATCTTTTATTGGCAACAGTGAATGTGATCTCGTCTCTTATTTGTATATTAAATCTTGATAAGAAATCACCTTCGCCTTCGAATCCTTCGACATTTTTAATATACATTTCTATCTGATAAGAATAATCATAGGTAGATAACGCATCTTCATTTAGAATATTATCTTTCGATACGATAGTGCGTGGACAATACCATACGTCATGACCATAAATCTTAATTGATTCAATAATCAAATCTTCGATCAGGTCTTGCTCTGACGTATTAGTAAAGTTATTAAAATATGGATTTGTGGCCATACCTATGTACAATTCCTAAGTTGTGTGTATAATTAGCTAGTGCTAACCAATCATATCCATTACAGGCAAACTGTAATTGTTTACCATCTCATCTTCTAATCTTTTTATTTCAGCATCGGCTTCGTCATAGATCTGACGTCCGTTGAAAGTTACACCACCAGGTAATTGTAATCCTTCAAATTTCGTAAGGTTTGTACCCCATTGACGTTTGATTAATTGCGCCGTATAATATTGAAGCCAACGATCTGCCCATACATCTGTATATGTTGTAGGATCTACAAGTTCATAAGCTTCAACTAATAAAAATTGTCCTGCTTCTAGATCGCCGGCCGTCTCATCTATATGCAATCTATTTCGATGTCTATTATATCTAATTTGTGGTTTACCAATAAGTAACTCAGACACCAATGCTAGATGTTCCATTGTCATATAATAATCAAGCAATGCTACATTTGTCAATGTATACAAATCGTTTAATGCAATTTGATACCGAATATTAAAGATATCGCCCGAAGAAGTATTAGGATCACCGATTGGAAAAAGCTTTACAGCACCAACAATATTTTCTGGCAAATCAATATACTTATTTGCTACAGTATTTGCATCAACAACATGTTTATAATAGATTTTTTCAGTGCCGTCGAAGTGATAGTCCCAATAAAAACGCAACGCTTGATCGATCCTATCTTCAACTTGTAGATCGTCAACATTGATTTCTATTACAGGTTTACCAAGAGACCGAAGGCAATACTCCTTAAAATCATCTCTCGTTGTAGGAACTGCCATTTATTTTCTCCGTGCTTTAATTTATTTATGCAACTATGAGCGTGACCGCACTGTAATCTCTCGTGGAGGATTGATTCGCGTTGTTATATTATTTGGTTCAAATATTCTCACCGTAATGAATTGATCAATATTTATTGTATTACCAATTCCTGATAAAGTAGAATTAGTGATACCTCTAAATCCTGCTCTGACAAGTGTATCTGATTTAACACCGTCACCAACAACTATCGAATTAGTCATTCCATCGATGCCGATAACTTTTACTATTCTCTCTGCAGGTGATACAACTCTACTATTATTCTGAGGTAAATTAGCGCCTGTACTAATAATCTTACGCGTAGTAATACAAACAATTTGTGCAGATGTCGTCAGCGCGCCATCACCCTTAACTTTTCTCTTACCTTCGCCGCTGACAACAACAGAAGGCAACAGATTACCATTTGCTCTTTGATGCCTACGTGGTATAATTGCTATACCTTCGACTGTCGATTGAGGTCGTAGATCACCATTACCAAATACCTTATGGATACCAGAGCCAGAAACAGTAGGCGTAGGTTGAACAGCGAGTCCGTTCGACGTCACTATTCGAATATTTGACGGTGATTGAACTATTGAATTATCAGAAACGAGAGAACCATTAGCTTTAATAATTCTTTTACCGATTGCAGATATCGATGCATTATCTGAAATTAAATCACCAGATCCCGGATTAGTTCTTACTACAGCTGATGTGACAATTGAATCTGCCGCAACAAGACTGCCTGCCCCGACAATTTTTCTTTCACCTATACCGACAGATGAACTATCAGATATAAGCACACCGGTTCCTGTTATCGTTCTCTCACCAACACCAACCGAGCTACCAGTAGTAACAAGATTACCGCTAGCGGTAATAATTCTTTCGCCAACACCACTGACGATACAATTTGCAGGTTCAAAATTGGCGTCTATAATAATTGCAGATCTACCTGCACCACTCACCGTTGAG